TAGATGGCATTAAACTAAAATTCAAAGCATACATTGATTCAGAACCAACTGTCTGAGATGTGCTTAAAACATAGTTGCCTGTACCGCCAGCACCCGTACCAAAGGTTAAAGTTAAAGTTAAACCTGTACCGCTACCATTAGAGGATGTAGATACGTTATTAGTCGGATTAGAAGTATATTGACCAGCGTTAGTTTGCGTTAAACCTGTAACAGTTCCACCCGTTCCGATAGACGTTACAGTGTAAGTGGCAGGAGTCGTTCCATATACCCCACCCAATACAGTTACAGTATCGTTTACAGCGTATCCTGTGCCAGCTGTGGCGATAGTTTGACTTAAAACAGTACCATTACCATAGGCGGTAATAATTGTGCCAGCTGTGACACCTACACCTTGAATTGTTTGACCTGGATATAAAGTGCCTGTGACTGCTGTAACAGTTAAAGTAGTGCCAGAAATAGAACCTGTTAAAGTTGCACCTACAGCAGCAGAGTTAAATACTTCGCTTGGTTCTGTTTGAGAAACATTAATTGTATAAGTGCCTGGGCCACCTGTACCTGTCCCCAAAGCGGTAATAACAGTTTCAGGGCTTACACCTAACCCAAATAATGATTGACCTATGCCAATTGTGCCACTTTTTAATAAAGTAACTGTTAAAGTTGTACCTGATACAGAACCAACAAATACTGCACTAGCTGGATTTGAAATGCGCCATGTATAACGATTAGTTCCATCTACAATATAAACGTTTACACCATTATCAGTAATGCCAACACGACCTGTAGATGATTGTAATGTTCCAACCATTGTAGGAACGTAGTTGCTAGTTAAAACATAAACGTAAGGGCCACAAACTGCTACTAAATAGTTTCCGCCTGATACAGTTCTTAAACCACGAACTTCTTGTTTGTTTTGAAAAATGACTTGTGTAGTAAGCCCTGGTGTTGGATATAAAGCTACCACACCACGAGAACCAGGCTGTTTTAACGGATCAACCTCTGGACGCCAGTTTACGCATTCCTGATCGTCTTGATAGATGGAAGGTGCGCTGTAACTAGGCCCTACAAATCCAAAATCTGCCATTACACATCCTTGTAAGAATCGCCACGCAATAATGTTTTCATGCTGGCACGACAATTATCGGAATAAATCACCTAAAGAAACCCCCACTCAAAATCCAGCCAGCATCTTTAGCACGACCAACCAACATAGAGTCAGGGTAGCTTGCTGCTGCAATAGGTTGCATATTATTACGTTTAATAGTGGCTTTAGCTTCGTTAGCAAACTTTTGGATCATTGCTATTTGCGCTTGATTTGATTTGCCATACATAGGCATTAAACGTTCAGCTAAATTCCATCTGAGAGCCATTGTGTAGCCTTGTGGCAATACTACTACATCGTTTAGTGACGTATAGTTACTAAAGATAGTAGATGAAAACATGTGCATTTCACCTTGCGCTGGGTTAGGCCATACAAATACGTTACCTGATTCAGCATTAGGATTGTAATAAAGGGCTTTAGGCCAAGGGCCATTAAGTGTCTTTAAACCAATTTGATTATAGTTTTCTAAAGCCAATACCGCCACTTGATAATCTAAACCGCCATTAGCAATAGGCGAACCATTAGAGTTAGTATTTACACGAACATAGGCTTGATCAATAAACAAAGGCTTTTGGTAATAACCAATAATGCTTTCTGATGTTACCGGTGATGAATAAGTGATGTTTAGTTCATAAGTGCCAACTTCATTAACTTGTCCACCAGCACCTGTTAAAAATTGCACAATTTTGGTGCCAGCAATAATGTTTGTGCCTTTAAGCGTTTGACCTTGTGCAATTGCGCCCGAATTTAGTGCAGTAACAGTTAAAATGTTGCCTGTAATAGATCCGGTAAAGTTAGCACCAATAAAGTTAGCTGTGGATGGTGTTGGCCCAATAGTGTATTGAACTTGACCTGATATAAGAGGGAATATGATTTCAGTGGTGTTATACACCATCATGTCCTCATTAGACCATTGATCAATTAGGCTGTTAAGCATATAAAGCGCATCATTGGCTTCATCTGCTGTAGGAGTTTCTCCCGATGCCAATGCACCAATATCTTTTAATGCTGCTGAGATTATTTCAATTGGCATTGCCATAATAATTCCTAACTGTTAGGAGTAAATGTTTGTGATAACCAAGGTGCTATATTTCTATTATTGTTATTTTCTAAATATGCAAGCTGTTCATCTAACCTTGATTCTATAATATTTAGTCCATCTACAACAGATTCTTTTTTAATTAAATCTATTACATCCTCTTTAGTAATATCTAAATAAGGCTTATCAAAAACACCATTAAAATACCAATTACCTTCAGTTTCTACTAAATATGTGTTTGATTCATCACTAGCTGTAACGTGGTATTTAGCAGATTTAATTATTTCGTTTTCTGCAATGATGTCTAATATTTCCCAATTATGGTTGTTCATTTGTTACCTCTGCTGGTTCTAATGTGTTGCCTTCGTCAAGCCATGCTAGATATGCTTGGTAGTCTGTGTTAGCTGGGTCGAATGGAATGCAAGCACCATCAGAAATACGTTTAATTTGATTTGTAACAATTTGCCCATCTATTAATTTAATGTATATATACATTTTTAAAGCTCCGCAGAAGCAGTCCAATGACCAAAAATTGAATAGTAAACATTATTAGTCACGTTTTGAAGAACACTAAATCCACCAGCACCTTGATTTGCAAATAAAACTGTATTAGCAGACCAATTCACTGTTGATGACGCAGATGTTGATACATACGCCCAATATCCAGAGTTGTTTCCATATGCAGTAATTGTAGCAGCCGTTCTTTTTTGCACAGCAAATCTAATTGGACCACCAAATAATGAATTGTTTCCAGCTACTGTTGCAGAACTTCCATTCCCTGTAGCCAAACTTGTTGAGTTTGCTCCATTAGCAGGAGCAGTTCCATCATCAAATGATTTTTCATAATACCTCTGACACAAAGCTAACTCTGTACCGTAAGGTCTATAGTCAAATGATGTAGCTGTAGAGCCTTTTTCTAACTGAACATTGCCTACTGTAAATGTTCCGCTTGTTTGACTTGTGGTATATAAAGCGATTTGTAAACCTGTTGTAGCCGCACTTGGAATTGATATTTGAGTGCTATATCTAGTTACGGTTGAAGTTACAGTAAAATTTCCAGAAGCAATTGTTGTTGTATTAGGAGAAGCATTAATAGTACCAAAATTGTCTGTACTATTTGCATAATATGCAATCCAACTAACTGTTGTTAATGTGCTATTAGCAATGTCAGCAGATAATGTTACAGTCGTATTAGCCAAATCAGCAGAGTTGTTTGATTCAATTCTTTGCAAAAATACAATATTAGTATTCCCTGCTGCGCCAGTCATTTGATATCTATAACCACCAGAACCATTAGATATTCTTTGCCCTGTAGTTGTGCTTCCAATTGAATATAATTGCCATCTATCTACAGTATATGCCACTGAACCACTTGTAATAGATTGACTAGCACCAGCATTACGTTGGTCAATAGCCATCGCACCATTAATAATACGATTCTTGAAGCCAAAGCCTGTAGCTGCTGTATTTTGTGTACTAGCATCGTTAAACGTGATTTGTGAGCCTGATACTGAAATACTCATTATTTAGCCCCCAATTGTGCTTCTAAAGCTGTTACTTTAGCGTTTAGTTCTTGAATAGCTTTGACTAATACAGCCGTTAGCCTTTCATATTGAAAACCTTCTACTTCACCTTCAGCACCATAAATAACAAGTTCTTTAATTCCAGCAGAATCTACTTCGTCAGCAATAAAACCAAAATAATCTATAGATTGGTCATCATTTTCACATTTAGAGTTATAAACTACAGGTCTAAATTTGCTAATATCAATTGATGGCAAATCACGAACGTTTTGTTTATATTTTAAAGCTGATGTTGAGCGAGTTATACCACCATTAGAGCCAATATTCATATTAGCGGCATTGGCAGTAGTATTATTATATGAGCCTACACACCATAAAATACCTGTGCCTACAGTTAATCCAGAACCTGCTGCTGTTGTAGTTCCCACCAACACGTTACCACTAGAATCAATACGCATACGTTCTGTAACTGTACCACTAGCAGTCGTATTAAACGCTAAATGTCCGTTACCTGTGCTATCTTCTGCGCCTGTTACTGAAGCAGCTACTGGAGTTGTAGC